CGCGCGCGCACGCCATGCTGGGCAAAGCAAACGGCGGTTTGGCCTTCAGTAAGGGCAACGGGCTACGCCGCAGTTAAGGAGTAACGCAATGCCTATCGACAACCAGCTGACACTACAGACCTGGACACGTTATCAATATTGCAGAGACAACGGGCATACGGAGTTCATCCGCAAAGCTGAGCAGTGCGAGAATTTCTTTCGCGGGCTGCAGTGGAATGATGCAGATCTATCGAAACTGAACAGCCAGCGGCGTCCCGCACTGACGATCAACAAAATCTTGTCCACGATGTCGAACGTCATGGGCGAGCAGATATTCAACCGCACTGATATCGTCTTCCAGCCACAGAGCGGTGCGCCGCCGGAGACAGCCGAAGCGCTGTCCAAGGTTTTTCGCCAGATTAGTGACGCCAACCAGCTGGACTGGAAGCGCAGTGACATGTTCTGCGACGGCATCATTTCGAGCCGAGGCTTTCTCGATGCGCGCTTGGACTTTTCCAGTTCGATGGTCGGCGAGGTGCGCATCGAAGTCGTGAACCCGAAGAATCTCTTGATCGATCCCGACGGGGAGGAGTACGACCCCGACTCGTGGAACGACGTGATGACGACGAAGTGGATGACCTGGCAGGACATCGCCATTCTCTTCTCCGAAGACGACGCGGAACTGCTGCGAAACCGGACCGGCTCCTGGTTCATGTATGGCTTCGACTCCATGGAGCGGATCAGAGATCGCTTCGGGCCGAACTTCCAGCACGGTTACTACCAGAATACACAGGTCAACCTGGACCAGATGCGGAACATCCGGGTGATCGAGCGCCAGTACAAGAAGATTGCCAAGCAGAATCACTTCGTGGACCCCGAGTCGGGCGCGATGCGCCCGGTGCCTGAGGGCTGGGACAGTGAGAAGATCGGCCTGGTGATGAAGACCTACGGCCTGAACGTCGTGCCGAAGATGCACAAGCGTATCCGGTGGACGACGACAGCGGACAACGTTGTGCTGCATGATGACTGGTCGCCGTACAAGCACTTCACGATAGTCCCGTTCTTCCCGTTCTTCCGCCGGGGTAAGACGGTAGGTCTGGTGGAAAACCTGATCGGGCCGCAGGAGCTGCTGAACAAAGTCTCCAGCCAGGAGCTGCACGTCATCAACACCACGGCGAACTCGGGCTGGAAGGTCCGCGCCGGGGCGCTGAAGAACATGTCGATGGAGGAGCTGGAAGAACGCGGGGCAGAAACCGGGCTGGTCCTGGTTCTGGACGACATCGCTACGGGCGCGGACAAGATCGTGCCGAACCAGACTCCGACCGGGCTGGACCGGATCAGCTACAAGGCCGAGGAGCATATAAAAACAATTTCAGGTGTTTCGGACTACCAGACCGGCTCGGCCCGGGAGGACGTCTCAGCAAAAGCTGTCCAGGAGAATCTGAAACGCGGCAGCGTCAATCAAGCTAAACCGATAGATTCGTTGGCCCGATCAGACTATCTTCTGGCACGCCACGTGCTCTCCATGGTCCAGGAATATTATGCAGAGCCGAGGATAGTTACGATCACGAATAACAGGGTTACTGGTGAACAATCGCAGGTAGCTGTGAATCAACCTACTCCGGAAGGGACGATTTCTAACGATCTGACAGTCGGTGAATATGAGATCGTAGTAACCAGCACGCCACACCGTGCTACGTTGGAACAATCTCAGTTTGAGCAGTGCGTCTCGCTGCGTGAACAGGGCGTGCCGATTCCGGATGAGGTGCTGATTGAACACAGTTCGCTCTATCGCAAGAACGATATTCTCAAGAAACTCCAGGATCAAGCAAACTCTGCTGATGCGCAACACGCGCAGGAGGTTCAGAAGCTTGGAGCCGAGCTTGAGCTGGCGAATCTTAAGGCAGAATCAGCACGAGTTGAGGCAGATGCTGTGCTTAAGCAGGCCAAGGCGAGAAAAGAAAGCGGGGCAGCGGCGATTGCACTGAGAGATGCATCACAAGGGGATGGGGAACAGCAGAAGATGCAGATGGAGATGGAGCAGCTTCAGCAGGAAAATGCTATTACTCTTCAAGAGATGCAGGCAAAGTTGGAGATGGCGCGGGAAGAGCTAGACTTTAAGCGGCAGGAACTGGAACTGAAGCGGCAAGAAGCGGAGCTGAAGCTCAGAGCGGCGTCACAGCAGGCCTCGTTGAAGGCGCATACTACGCAACATGAGGCTGGAATGAAGATGAGTGTGGCGGCGCAGACGGCGAAAATGAAAGTAGACCACACGAAGCAGCTGCAGCAAGTGAAAATCCAACAGGAGAAACGTAATGCCCCCAGAAGCAGAAGTTGATCGTGGCGACAATTTCGTTCCGCCGGAAGACTTGACCAAGATCAAGCCTGAGGAAGTCGAGAAGAAGGCAGAGCCTGCGGCTCCGGCTCCGGAGGCGAAGAAAGAAGCTGAGCCGGAGAAAAAGAAGGGGGATGAGAATCTTATCCCGCGCGAACGCTTCAATGAAGCGGTGCAGAAGGAGCGGGCTAAAGCCGAGCAAGCTATCCGCCGCGCGCAGGAGCTGGAAGAGGTTCTTGCTACGCAGAAAGTTGGCGAAGATACTGAGGCTGCTCAGGCCCAGCTGAAGGAATTGATCAAGTCACGCAATTCGTTGCTGGCTGACGGCGAGCTGGAGAAGGCTGGTGAGGTAGATACGAAGATTTTCCAGCTGCAGGATGCCTTGGCTGACCACAAAGCTGACATCCGGGCGGTGCAGGCGAAGGAGATGGCGAAGGAAGAGATTCGTTACGACACCGTCGTGTCGACGATGGAGCTTGACCACCCAGAGCTGAATCCGGATGATGAAGCCTATGATCAGGATACGGTGGGCGAGGTACGCGCACTGATGCGTGGGTACCAGGCAGATCAGGGTCTGAGCCCGTCGGCGGCGTTGACCAAGGCTATCAACCGGACTTTCAAAGCAGAGAAGGCTGGTCTGCGCGCTGAAGTCTCGGCTAAGAAGGAAGAAGTAGCCGCTGAACGCAAAAAAGACGCTGTGGAGAAGAATATTTCTGCAGCGAAGCGGCAACCGGCTTCAATCAAGGAAGTTGGGCAGGATCATGACAAGATTGGCGGTGGGCTGGACGCAAAGACCGTCATGAACATGAGTTTCAAGGAATTCTCGGAGCTATCCGAGGATGTTTTGTCGCGGATGCGCGGCGACTCTCTCTAGAGGAGTGTGATCATGGGCAAGGGCAAAAGTGGTGGTGTTGGTTCCCGTGGGGCGAAGCTGCCCCCGATGCCGACCGACAAGGCAAAGAAGGGCAAGAACGGGTGTTGAAAGACTCTGTTCGCGAGGAAGCCAAGCGCCAACTCGGCGCTTGGTTTTCCGACAAGCTTATGCAGCGGTTCTACGAGGTACTTACTCGGGATGACCCGCCAGCAGGGCAGATCGAAGTACGTATTGACAAAGCAGCTGCTGAGTAGTACAAAAGTAGTACCTCGCCGCGCCTTAGGCGTTAAACAGGGCCGTACGTCACGCAGACGGGAGTACCCCGCAAGTAGCAGCGTCATTGGCTACACGACTTAAAAAGTAGGTGTTATCAACTTTTAAGGAGTTAGCCAAATGGCCCTCACTAATTTCGGGCTGCTCACCACTGAGCAGAAGACGATTTGGTCCATGGACCTGTGGAGACAGGCACGGAACTTTTCGTTCATCAACAAATTCCTCGCAGCTGGACCGAACAGTATGGTTCAGCACGTCACCGAGCTGAAGAAGTCGGAAAAGGGCGCGCGAGCTGTCATCACTCTGCTCTCGGATCTTGAAGGCGACGGTATCGCAGGCGACCGTACGCTGGAAGGCAACGAAGAACAGATGAAGACGTACGACCAGGTGATTCGGGTTGACCAGCTGCGTCACGCGAATCGTCTTGAAGGTCGTATTGCGGACCAAAAGTCCATCATCGAGTTCCGCAACAACTCCCGCAATGTCCTGGCGTACTGGCTGGCTGATCGTATCGATCAGATGGCGTTCCTGACCATGGCTGGGGTTACGTACGACAAGTACAACGCTGGTGGCACGCGGGTTGGTTCTGACCTGCAATACCTGGAGTTCGGCGCGGACGTGACGGCTCCGAGCGCAAAGCGCTACGGGCGCTGGGACGGCCAGACCAACAAGAAGATTGCTTGGGGCACAGGGTCGAGCACTGTCGTTGCGATCTACGACAAGCCGACGTGGAACATGTTCGTGCAGGCCAAGGCGTATGCCAAGGACCACTACATTCGCGGTATCGTCGAGACCGGCGGGGAAGAAACTTTCCATGCCTTCCTGACGCCGACGGCGATGGGGAACCTGAAGCAAGATGCCGACTACCTGGCCAACTTGCGTTGGGCGCAGCCGCGTGGTGACGGCAACAACCTGTTCACCGGCACGGCGGTCAAGATCGATGGGATTTACCTCCATGAATTCCGGCATATCCCCAACACGCGTCTGGCTGCTTCGGGTTCGAAGTATGGTGGCAGTGGCACGGTCGATGGCTCGCAAATCCTGTTCTGCGGCGCGCAAGCGCTGGGTATGGCCGATCTGGGCAACCCGGAATGGGACGAAGAAGAGTTCGACTACGGCAACCAGCTGGGCATCAGCGTGGGCAAGATCATCGGGTTCAAGAAGCCGGTCTTCTACACGCAGTATGACAAGAGCACGGAAGACTTCGGCGTCATTTCCATCTACGTCGCTGACGCTTA